ATGAGGTATTTACCCGCATTCCAAAGCATGGCATTGCGGCGAAACAAAGCATCTAATATGTCCCAAGATTCAAGCCGATGCTCACCAACATTCACCATATAATGTTTTGGTTTATCCACCAGATCATATTTATCGGCGGTCAACTGGGGTCACCTTTTTCTAATGGTAACTGATCCCCAGTGTTCCCGTAATCAACGGTACACATCTTCCCTGTCGAGTAAGTAACTACCGCTGTCCACTTCCCAGTTTTTTCATCCAGCCATACTTCGGTGACGTGCCCACGTTTTGACAAGCCACGGAATGCTGGTTGCTCCCCAACATTTTTAAGAAATTCCCTGTGTGTGAGGTAAAATGCACAGACAGGTGCTTCTACCCCTTTTTGTGGATTAGCTGACGTTGGACTGGGAAAACCAAACAACAGCAACATTGCAAAGTTATTAACGGTAAATAATGATATTAAAAATGATTTCTTCACAACGATTGTCCATCTTAAAAAAAACCCGGTAACACTGAATGGAGAACAATGTTACCGGGGTAAACATAGGAAGAAGAGAATGTGTCTCGATCCTACCACTAAATAATTAAGTTGTATAGTAATAACTACAAATTAACTAAAAAAATACACTAATGTTGCACTTCTTCTAATTTATGAATTTCATAAAACGCACCACACCCAGAACATGATAGGTGGGTCAGCAACCCATTACCTTCAAAGCCAACTTCTTCAAACGAGTAGTCGTTGTTCCAGATAAGTTCCGACTTACAATGCCAACAGGCATGGCGAACAGGAACCATCCCCCCTGTTAAAAGTTTATCTTCTTCGGTTTCTTCTTCAAGTTTAGGTTCAGCCACATCCACCCCCACGCTGTGTAATGTCACAGACATCGATTGCTTCTAAAAATTCCTCACCGACCTGCTTTGCGGCTTCGGCATATGGGACAGACGTTAGCGGTTGACCACCGCGACTACCATCTGGGTAGCAGGTAAAACCACGTAACCTGTGGGCATAGCTCGCCAGTGTCTCCGTGAAGTCATCGACGGTGTCTTCATTGTTAAGGTCTGATCCCCACGACGGTAAGTTAATCGTCGAACTGATTGCCTGATCAACGTAGTCCTGAACGTCAGCCTGAAATGCGATACGCCGTTTGTAGTCGCTAGCCAGATCAAGAGCAGACTCAATAGATTCTGGATCCGTTCCATATAGATCGATCAGCTGCTGTGCAGCACTATCCACAACGTACTGATAGTGCCAGTTCTTACCCTTGAGATAACGTCGTTTAAACGCAACGGCGAATAAAGGTTCAATGCCCGTTGTGGTTCCTGCCATAATGCCAATGCTACCATTGGGTGCTATAGCACGTTTTGCCTTGCACGTTGTGATATCTAGATGATCGGTAAATTTATCAGCTGTGCTGTCGGACACCGTTTTATAAACATGCAACCACCTGTGTAGTTCCGGGGTTACTTCGTATTTAGACTGACGCTGGATCAACCACTCATGGATCCCCATGATCCCCAAACCTAGTCGGCGGTTTTTCTGCCTGACTGCATCCACCTTTTCATAGGGAAGATGTGCCCGTAGCGTACCGCAAACCAAAAACTTGGTAGCCAGTTCCACAACCTCACGTAATCTCTGTAGCGTTTTAATCTTCGAGAAGTTTAGCGAACCAAGGTTGCAGACATCGGAGTCATCCTCGGATGTTACTTCACAACATGCATTGCGCAGTGTCTCGTTCTCGCGGTCAAAAAAGTTAAAACTAAATCCGGGTTCCGCTGTTCGCAGTGCCTGCTCCATGTTTTTCTTAAACACGTCACCGACTTCACCTGTCTCCCAGTATTTCAACAACCAGTCTGTTTTATAGTTTACAGAAATATTTGTCATATCCAGCGGTGCCGGAAAGTCAAAGCCTGCTGCCTTTACTTCTGACAGGGATTTACCCGTACCCGGTACAATGTATTCATCCCAGTTCTTATGCACCAGAAACTGATGAACGTCAGCATGTGTTTCGTCGAGACTCGCATAGATAGCGGATCGACGAGACCCACCCTGCATGACCCGTCTGCCAGACTCGTTTATAATTTCCATTGCAGGCATAACACCAGAAGCGACACCACCAGTTTTTGATAGGGAAGCTCCTGCTGGGCGGTATATAGAATAATCCACACCAATCCCGCCACCAGTCATTAGGCATGATATTGATCTCCAAGCTAGCGATGCCCAGTCTTCACGGGTATCTTCTTCTGCCTTCAGTAAAAAGCAGTTGTTATAAAATCGGTTCGGTCTACCTGCGTAGTACAAATACCTGCCGCCCGGTAAGAACTCCTGATTGCGTATCATGGTTGTCAGTTCTTCGAGTTCCGACTTCTGCAGGTACATACCGCAGACATCAATCGCAACAGTGCGTGCGAGTTCATCCCAGCTTTCTGCGCTGTCGTGTCGGTATTTTAAATTGAAGATGTCTTCGCTGAACTTGGATCGGAAGATTGGATTAATGTTACTCCTGTATTCACCAGTCATCGATCCGAACCCTCACCTTTAATCGTGCCTTCTTCTTTACGGCGAGTTAGCTTTTCTATATTGACTTCCATGATTTCCGAAAACGGAATACGGAATTCATCCGACAACCTAGCAACATACCAGATAACGTCGCCAAGTTCCTTGAGCAGGTCCAGTACCTTTTCATCAGTCCAGATGCCATCGTTATCGCGGATTACTTTTTTAATAAGACCTTGGACCTCACCTACTTCTGAACCCAAACCAAGAGCGCAGTAGTTGACTGCCTGCCTTTCTGGGTATGCAGCTGTGGTACGTGTCCATTTTTGATATTCGTCAAACTGTGTGTGTGATGTATTACTCAAGACGCAATTCTCCTTAGTTTAAATGCATTACTTAAAAACGTGTTAATGCTTTTATGATTTCGTTATTTTCAGTTGTGTGAGAAACCGAAAAACCAAGGAAACACTTTAGGAGGGTATTAGGATCTATTCCTCCCACACCCCCGCCCTCCTTGGGAAGATCTGAATATGCCACGTTGTCAAGTGTAGCGCAACCACCCCAAAAGTATATTTTAGTTTAAAAAACTACAATTTGTACATTTTATCCTACTACTGTGTTAAATATGTCACAGTTTCGGGGCGGCTGTAAGGGCATTGGACCCGGATGCAAAGCAAATACTGAGTAGCGTCACCGATACTTTTTTACTCTTGCGCTACTTTTTTTATGGACAGGGCTGCAGGATTTTGTATGATGGGTTACGACCTTATCTTGTTGATATGGGTTATGAAAAGTTGGTTTGCCAACCCGCGAAGCGCGGATGAAAATGTCCTTTGCCACGCATTGCTGTTGTCGGCACGGGGTTTAAAGGCGGGAGCTAGCGATTGCGGTTCCCGCTTTTTTATTTTTTTAAATTGTATCTGCCACTACCACATCATTGTCAGTTTCAATCCAGACTCTTGCTCCACATGAAAGCGGATTATCTGGGCGATATACTACTGACGCTACTATTTCACCAGTATCAGAATTAATAATGTCAATGCGATCACCATACAAAGCATCGAAGTCTCCCTGTGCCCGGAGTACTGGCAGACGATCACTCGGATTCCTCTTGATGTTCTGCCGAATATTACCCTGATTTACATGAACTATTGTTTTAATTTTTGGCCTGCCGATCTATGAGTAACATCTGATATGTTGTGCGGGGTATGCGTATACGATCAGATGGGTAAGGGGGGGGGTGGCCCCTATTTTCTTTTTTCCTGCGGGTTTAGCGCCTTCGCAGGGAGCCAAACCTGCCGCCTAATGCATTGTTTTTGTTGGCTTTTCTTCTGTTTTGTCACCAGTTTTGACAACTTCCCCTTCTATAGTGATTGGATCAGGGTTAATGTCGAACCGTTTAAACGCCTCCACCAGTGCTTGTCGTATATCCCCAGCGCTAGCATCTTCTAGGGGCTGGTGGATAGTCTGAACAACCCGTTCTTCATACAGGCCAAGCACCTTGCCGCGCTTCTCCTCAGCGCTGACCGCCGCCTGCAGGGCACCCTTTGCCTTTGCCATATCTCGCAGTTCTG